GTAAAAAGAGTTACAGATGCTACTGTTAAAAAAACATTTCGCTTAAAAGCACAAGGGCGAGATGATGATAGTGATGGCGAAATAGATAGTAGGCAAGAACAAACAAATGAAGCTCGTGGTGAAGATGCAAAGGGACATAAAAGAGCAACTGAAAAGGGTGCTGGGTTAACACAAAAAGGTGTAGATGCTTATAGAAGAGCAAACCCAGGATCTAAATTGCAGACTGCTGTAACAGGTAAAGTTAAACCTGGAAGTAAAGATGCTAAAAGAAGAAAATCTTTTTGTGCGCGAATGAGTGGAATGCCTGGACCAATGAAAGATGAAAAAGGTAGACCAACTAGGAAAGCAATGTCTTTAAGAAGATGGAAATGTTAAAAAATGAAACTGGAGCAACAAATGGCACAAACAACAGAAGCTCGGTTAGAGAGAATCGAGGATAAGCTTGATCAGTTAACTGATGCGATGGTGTCATTAGCTCGAGCAGAAGAGAAGATCGGCAATTTGCAAGACGACCATAATAAACAATACGAGCGGATAAACCGCTTATCACAAAAACTAGATGAGATAGAAAGGGTGGTTTTAGAAAACCATCGTACAGTATGTTTCATTCAGAAATTATTCTGGGTGGTTGTAATAGCAGCCGCCGGTGCAATAGCCACTAATATTTACATGTAGGAGAAGAAAATGGCAAATGTTAAAGAAATTTCAAAAGGATTGGCCGGCCGCTATATTAAAAAAGCAAATATTAGCACAGCCGATGCTGCGGATAAAGTAGCACGTTCAGCTAATGAATACGATCCCAATGAAAGAAAAAGAAGACAAAAGCAAGGTATTAAAACGTTTATAAAACGTAAACACGGAATTGATAAAGCTGTAGATAAACTTACTGGTAAAGCAAAAGTACCAGCAAAAGAATCGTTTATAATTCCTGAAACAATTAAGGCAAATGAACGTACAGCTTTTCATGGTGCGGCAGCAGCAGCACATAAAGCAGGTAAAACTTCTTTTACCTTTAATGGTAAAAAACATCCGGTAACTATGAAAAAAGATACCGCAAATGCAATTAAAACAGAGAGTGTAAAGATGTCTATTAGAGAAAAATTGATGTCTATCTGGGAAGGGGATAAACATACTAAAGGAGCAATGCCTTCCGAACCGCACGGCACATATGATTCACCGGGTGGTAAAAAAATGAAAAAAGATATGAAAGCGGATGGTAATCCTGAAACCGGCATTAATGGTAAAGATGTAGAACAGCTTGGACATGATGATGCATCTAAAGCTGGACGCGCTGGACCAAACGCGACAAAAAGACCAAATGATGGCAAGATTGGTGATAAACAAATCATCAATCGAGTTGCAGCAGCTTATAAGGAGATGAAGAATGGCAATTAGTCCTCCTAATTATCAAAAAGATGCCATTCCAACGCCTCAAGGTTGGAGACATCCACGAACAAATGAACTACTTATTGCACGTAAAATTAGTCAAGGTGAAATTGATGAATACTTAGGTGTTACACCTGAGCCACTTGAAGAATATGAATTTGATGTAGTTGTAGACGATGCTCCAGAAGTAGTAACATTGTCTGATAATGCGCATGAAGAAGATCCGAATTGGCATGATGGTTGCCATGAAGCAGATCCAACTTTATATGAAAATATGTCTAAGACAGAATTAGAAGAAATTGGAAGAGAGCATGGAATTGAGCTTGATCGCAGAGAAAGAAAATCAACATTGATTGAAAAATTGAGAGCAGTAACCGGCGTATAATAGCCATAAATAATATTATGCTAGTTTTTGATCAATTAACAGAAGATAATCTTTTTCTATACGCGGCTAAACATTATCGGAATCCTGCGTTTTCTGATATAGATGAGTTTTATGAAGATTTAAAAAGATACAAGTATATTAAAAGACTTGTAAATCGGTATTTAGATACAGGGCAATTATCTGAAAGACTTATATTAAATCATATTATCGTAATTTTTAACTCATTTGGAATAGAGGCAGGTTTAGAAATATTAAAATTAAAACTAAACGAAAAGCACTGGCCGGTTATTAAACCGTTTTTAATATTTTTAAAATATATAAAGAATAATGAATTATTGGGTATAGAACAAGATAAAATTGTAATAGAAGCATTAAGGAAAATCTAATGGGAATAGTGAAATCAGCTGCAGACTTAACATATGCATTTAGATTTGTAAGAATGCTAGTTATGAAATGGGAAAATTGGGATGCATATAAAGAAGGTATCATTGATCAAGATGGTAAACGCATTAAAAACGTTAGACTTGACACTCCCGAAAAAATTGCTAGCTATACTCCTTTCATTCGCTTGTGCGCTAACATTAAAAGGCTCTTATCAAAAATCCCAGGAGGAGGCACCAAACTTGGATCTTTTGCGGCCGCGCTCTATCTCCTTAAAGAAAAACATGGAATTGCAGAAAAAAAGTTAGAATCTATTTTAATAGAACACCAAATTGATATTACAGATTTTTTAAAAGAAAACACAGAATGGTTTGTACTAGAAGATAAACAATTATCTCCAGGTGTTTATAGAATTAATAATCATAAAATTTTAAATTCTACATTTGAAGAAATGGTAAATCCTTATGATCAAATAAGGGTTAAAGAAGATTGTTATCCAGTTGGATCGTTATTTGGAATTGACATATATGAAGCAATACATGTAAATACTAATCAGCCCGTGTATGTGTGCCCTACGGAAATATTCAAATGAGTTAAAATTTTTTTATTATGAAAATATATGAAGAAATTGCAAAAGTAAATTCAAATAAAATTAAAAAACGCATATTTGTATTAAATCATTTTTATGGTATGCCAGGATTAGAAGATGGATTAACGCGAAAATCTAGATATGTAAATTTGCTTAAATTACTTGGTAATTTTGATGAAATTAGCTTTAAAAAAATGCAATCAATAAGCAATAGTTTAATTTTATATAATCAAGATTGGGATAAAGAATTTTTAGAAATATTACATATTGCTAAAACACATGGTTGGGATACGCAATATATTGATGAAAAATATGGTAATTGTACTTTACCACAAATATTAGAAGATTTTAAAATTAATTGTAATCCAGATGAAACACATATTATTTTAGGTGGAACAAATCTTTCTGGGTGTGTAATGTTTAATTCAAATCTTTCTTTATTTAGTTGGATTAAATTAAACTATAATGTTACTGTAGAATTATCATTATGTAGTGAATATCAACACGCTGATGTCACACAAGCATTAAAAAACAATTTTGCTTTTAGCGAATTATATAATTTTATAAAAGCAAATAATTTTTGGAATAAAGTTGATGTCGGACACGATATAAATAAATGGAGATAAGAAGGATACTAAAATGAAACAGGGGCTTTGGGCTAACATTTGGGCTAAACGTCGTAGAGGCGAACGTATGAGAAAAAAAGGTGAAAAGGGTGCACCTACACCAAAAGCTATTCGTCAAGCTCAAGGCAAAGAATCTGTTGAAGAAGATGCACCCACTATGAATACTGGAGCTATTCCAGATCCTAAAGCTACAGCAATGGGACCTCGATATAAAACACAAACGGTGACTGATCGTCGTCGTAAAAAAGACATGGTCTTATTAAAAAGATTTAGGAGATATATGGAAGATGAACACAGGTAAAACACGATATGAAATTACACATAATATTGCGGGGTTAATATTTTTAATTGTAGGTACCGCCTGGTGGTTGATACCAATGATATTAGTACATATGGGAACACACCACGAAATGCCAGATGGAACACTTATGTCAGGTCATATGCATCATGGAGAAATGCCAGAAATAAATCATAATGATCATGGTCCAACATTTTTAGGTCTTACTGAAATGACATGGATGTGGTATGTTATGGCAGTGGTTCATTTCCTTATTCATGATTGTATGAAATTATGTACAGGTTGTAAAAAGAAATTAAATGATTAGAATTTATATTGCATTAGGTATTTTGTTATTTATGGGCTCTGCTGCATACGGAGCTTACTATTATTATACTGATACTCAAGAGAGATTAGCAGTATTACATGAAAATAACGCGAAGCTTGAGACTGCAGCAAAAGCAAAAGATGCAATGATTGATGCATTAGAGGCAACTCAAGAAGAATTAGAAGCAATTAATAGTCAATTAGCTTTAGACTTACAATCAGCAACTGATTATACTGATGAGCTAAGAAAGAAATTGCAAGAACACGATCTCACAAGGTTAAGTTTAAAAAAACCTGGAATGATTGAAAAGAGAGTAAATGATGGTACAAAAGATATTATTAGTGAGCTTGAGTCTATTACTTCTCAGTAGTTGTACAAAAGTTCCCGAACCGACAATTGTTACGGTTCCAGAAATTATAGAAAAAGATATTCCAATTGTCGAAAGACCAAAAGGATTAAGCTTAACTTCACCATATTTTCATGTAGTAACAAGTGAAAACTTGGATGAATTTATTGAAAAGTTTAAAAAGTCAAATGGCAGTGAATTAGTATTTTATGCTATATCTGTTCGTGACTATGAAAACTTATCATTAAACTTAGCAGAGTTAAGAAGATATATTGAACAACAACAGGCTATTATAGTCTATTATGAAACAGCAATTGATGGAGATGATGATGTCATTCAAAACAGCACAGATAATTAAAGAAGGCCTTGTAAAACATTACGAAGGTGTTATTGCATTAGCAGAAGCTAATGTGAAAATTTATATGGAACAAAGTGTAGGTATTGGTGAGCATGCCGATATTTTAGAAGCGGTTGACGGTGAGCTAGAAAAGATTGCTTCTGCTCAAGATAAAATTGATATGTTAGAAAAATATTTTGCATAAACGTCATATATTAGGGTTTACAAAAACCGAAAACTAATATATAATACTACAATCAAAGAAATTACATATTTAAAGAGGTATTACGATGGCAACACCAAACGTTGACACTAGGAGATTTTTGTCCGAAACGAAGTTTTATGATAGTTATTCACGATTTATAGATGATGAAGAAAGATATGAAACTTGGAATGAAGCAGTCGATAGAGTTATCGAAATGCATTCCAATTATTATGAAAGTCAACACAATAATTTGGTGCCATATTTAGAAGAAGCTAGACAAGCATATAAAGAACAACGAGTACTAGCTGCTCAACGATCATTGCAATTTGGTGGAGAACAATTATTAAAACACCAAATGAGAATGTATAATTGTACATCTTCATATGCTGATCGACCTGCATTTTTTGGTGAAGTATTTTATATTCTTTTATGTGGTGCTGGAGCAGGGTTTTCTGTTCAAAAACACCATATCAAAAAACTTCCTAAAGTTCAATCCCGGTATAAACAAGCAAAAGGTTATATTGTAGATGATTCAATCGAAGGTTGGGCTAATGCAGTTGATATTCTTTTAAGCTCATATTTTGTTGGAGGTGGTAAACACCCAGATTATGAAGGTCGTAGAGTTTTCTTTGATTTAAGCCAAATTAGACCAAAAGGTGCTAAAATTTCTGGTGGTTTTAAAGCACCAGGACCAGAAGGTTTACGTAGAGCTTTAGATAAAATTGAACATTTAATTCAAAGTTTAGTAATGGATGTAAAAGAACCAATTAATTTGCGTCCTATTGATGTATATGATATTGTTATGCATACAGCTGATGCTGTATTATCTGGTGGTGTTCGCCGTTCAGCCACTATTTGTTTGTTCTCACCAGATGATGAAGAAATGATGAATGCAAAAACTGGTAATTGGTTTATGGAAAATCCACAACGTGGAAGATCTAATAATTCAGCAGTAATTGTAAGAGATAAAACCACACCTGAACAATTTGGAAAAATTATGGAGTCTGTAAAACAATTCGGTGAACCCGGTTTTGTTTTTGTTGAATCAACTGAACATACAACCAATCCTTGTGTTGAAATTGGTATGTTCCCACAAATTAAAGGTAAATCTGGTTGGCAAGGTTGTAATCTTACTGAAATCAATGGTGGTTTATGTAATACTGAAGAAGATTTTTATAAAGCATGTAGAGCTGCTGCTATTCTTGGTACATTACAAGCCGGATATACGGATTTTAAATTTTTAGACAAATCATCTAAAGAAATTTTTGATCGTGAAGCTTTATTAGGTGTATCTATTACCGGGTGGATGAATAATCCAGAAATTCTCTTTAATTCTCAAATTTTAGAAAAAGGAGCCGAAATTGTCAAAAAAATCAATAAAGAAGTTGCAAAAATTATCGGAATCAATCCAGCGGCTAGAACAACATGTGTCAAACCAAGCGGCAATGCTTCGGTCCTTTTACAAACGGCTAGTGGTATTCATGCTGAGCATTCTAGCATGTATATTAGGAACGTTCAAATGAATAAAGAGTCTGAAATTACTCAGGCTATTCAAAAATCAAATCCATATATGGTTGAAGAAAGTGTATGGTCTGCAGGTGGAACTGATGTCGTAGTGTCGTTTCCTATTATTCCACATAAAGGATCATATTTCAAAGATCAACTTCTTGGTGTAGAGCATTTAAAATTAGTTCAAAAAGCTCAAAAGCACTGGGTTATTGCTGGAACTGAAGAAAAATTATGTGCAGATAAAGGTATACGGCATAATGTATCAAATACTATTATTGTAGATGATTGGGATGAAGTAGAGAAATTTGTATTTGAAAATAGATATTCATTTGCAGGTATTTCATTCTTACCTATGTCTGGTGATAAAGACTTTAATCAAGCGCCTAATACTGCAGTGATTACAGCAAAAGAAATGGTAAAGAAATATAATACTGCAGCCATTTTTGCTTCAGGCATGGTAGTTGATGCTCTTAAAGTATTTCCTAATTTATGGGATGCTTGTGCCACAGCTCAAGGTATGGGTCTTGATATATCTTTAGAATCTTCTGAAAATTCATCAAGAGCAGATTGGGTTAGAAGATTTGAAAATTTCTCTCAAAACTATTGTGATGGCGATATAAAAAAGGCAGAACATTGTTTAAAAGATTCATATCTTTTACATAAATGGAATAAAATTCAAACAAATCTTCAAGAAATAAATTGGGAATCTGATTTAATTGAAAAGAAATATACTGATGTTGATACTCTTGGAGCCGCAGCTTGTGCTGGCGGAGCATGTGAGATTGACTTTTAATGGAAGATTATATTATTGAATGTGAGGAATGCGAAGAAACCTCATACGCTGCATCATATAAAAAACCAAATTTCTGTCCGATATGCGGTCGTCGGGCAGAAGTAGAAAAAAGATCGATAGACGTAGATTCATGGGATTATGAAGATGGAGATTAATTCAATTAATATAATAAATCAAACTATGCTTGAAGGGGCTAGTCGTAATATGCCTATGAATATTCCTAACGAACAACAGTCACTAAAAGGTGTCAGTAAAAACATGCCTTTTAATTATGATCCAACACGAGAGACCTATTATAATTATAATTCTAAAGGTGAAAGAGTAATGATTCGTCAAGTAGGTCATATGGTTGATATTACGGTACTATAAATAAATGTATGTGGTATTATGAACAAAAAGAATTCACCGAAACTCCAACTGACTTTGCCGGGTTTGTCTACCTCATTACGGACACATTTAACGGACGCAAGTACGTCGGAAAGAAATTATTCACTCGATCTAAAATCCTACCTAAAAATTCGAAACGAGCACGCAGATCCAGACAAACCGTCGACTCTGACTGGAGAACGTATTGTGGATCTTCTAAACAAGTCCAAGAACTCGTCGAAGAACACGGATTAGATCGGTTTAAAAGAGAAATACTTCGTCTATGTAAAACTAAAGGCGAGATGTCATATTACGAAGCAAAAGAACAATTTGATCGTGACGTATTATTTAGTGATGAATATTACAATGAATTCATAGGTTGTAAAATTCATGCAAAACATGTACGTAACTCCGTGCCGACAAGTTTGTAGATTAAATAAGAACGATATATGTGTTGGATGCGGTAGGACAAAAAAAGAAATAACGGAATGGCCAAAGTACCATTATTATCAACGTATGAAAATTATGGAAAGGTTAGGCTATGGTAACAGACGAGGTAGATCTTACCGTATACGTAATGATGTTAAAAGCTCATGAGTCTCAGCGGGCAAGCTTTAATCAAAGAATGGAATTTTGGAATAAATATCCAGAATTAAAAAATGCTTGTAAATTATTTTGGACTGTAAAAGGACATTTACCTGCAGAAGATACAATTTTAGCTTCTGCAAATGGTTATTTCAAAAGACTTTGGCATGATGAAGAGGCATATATTCATGAAGAAGGGTGGGAAGAAGCTTTTTTTCAATTTATTGAAAAAAACTATGTACATTCCGATTAAACTGTGGTAGAATATATTATATAATGAAGGAGAAAAATATGTACACAATCACCACAGATTTACCTTATACAACATCTAAATCTGATATCGAACTATTCGCTAAAACCCACGGTTGCACCATTTCAAATTTTACATTTAATGGACCAGCCGGTGGAAACCATTTAGTTACATTCCAATCTAATAATTATGACCATATTCAGGAATTAACTGAACAACTCTCATTACCACTTGAAAGAATTACGGAAATTTAATTATGATTATTATGGATTTTAATGGAATTGCCTTTGGCTCTATAATGGCTAATGGTAAAAATGAAGAACCAATGATTCGTCATATGGTATTCAATACTATTCGAATGTATAAGACTAAATTTGAAAAAGAATACGGCGATGTTGTAATTGCTTGTGATGGAGCTAACAATTGGCGTAGAGGTGCATACCCTCAATATAAAGCCAACCGTAGAAAAAATCGTGAAGCATCAACTCACGATTGGGATGAATCATTCCGCATCTTAAACGATTTACGCACAGACCTTATGGAAAACTTTCCATATAAAGTTATTCATATTGAAGGTTGTGAAGCCGATGACATCATCGGTTGCTTAGTAGAAAGATCTCAAGATTTTGGCAATATGGAAGACATTATGATTGTCTCTGCCGATAAAGATTTTGTTCAGCTACAAACATACGGCAATGTCCGTCAATTTTCTCCTCTTACCAAAAAGTTTGTAGCTGAACAAAACCCACATTTATATCGTCAAACCCACATCTTTAAAGGTGATGCTGGAGACGGTATACCCAATGTATTGAGTGGTGACAATACATTTGTAGAGGGTTTACGTCAAACACCTATGTCTAAGAAAAAAATGACTATGTTAATTGATAACCCTCATTCGCTAGGTGATGAGGTTTATCGCAATATTCAACGTAATGAAAAATTAATTGATTTGCGAAATACTCCTAATCATCTAAAACAAGAAATTATAAATAACTATGAAAGCCAAGATCCTTGGGAAAACAAAGGTAAAGTGTTCCCATATATGGTGAGTAAACAAATGAATATGTTGATTGAAAGTGTTGAGGAATTTTTATGACATTATTAGTGTATGAAGTTTTGGAAAAAGCTGGTAAAGCTAGAAAAAAGTCAGAAAAGATTGAAATTCTACAAAAGAATGCATCTTGGGCTTTAAAGGATATTTTACGCGGAACATTTGATGAAAGAATAAAGTGG